ACAGAAGCGCACAAGAAACTCATGCAGAAATACATCGATGTTTATAACTGCAAAGATGATATGGCCACCGATCGAAAACAATGTGCCGGTGTCGGCATTGTGCATCCAGACTGGCAATTTATACCATGTTCCAAATACACAGATTTACCAGCATATGATACCAAGAAGACTCCCTCACTCACAGAGGCCCTTATGAATATACTGGATAACACACCTGACAGAGTTCTCACGGAGACTCTATGGTATGAGACATTTATCCGTAAACTCCAGACTGGTCTAGATGCCGGGGCAAACCCTCCTTCCGAGATACCCGGATCTGCGAATAAGCAGGGTTTCTATGACGCCGGCAAGTGTTCTCCAGAGGCTGCCGCTATAAGAAGCAAGCAACTCGAACAAGAGAAGGCCTCAGCCTTAGCAGCATCTTGCACAATGCCGAGTTTACAGGCCGAAATCGACCGTGTCAACGGAATCTTGAATAACAAGTCGATGAAAGAGGCTAATGAGAAATGTAAGTCCCTCCAGGTGGCCGCCGCCAAGTTACAGTCTGATATGGACAAGTTGAAGGCCGGGAACCTCTATTCCTGGCAACAAGCAGATACGGGACCCAAGAAATCCTACGCGCAATTCCAAGGCGGAGATAATGCAGCCGCCTTTGCCTTTTCTGTGAAACAGGTCAATTCCTAGATATAACAGACGGTCTAAAAATCCCGCGACATGTATACTGTATGTATACAGTTCTCGAGATTCTTGATCCTAGAAACTATCCTTCCATCTGGATCACACCGATTGTGTTGCAGTTAAACTATCTTCTTATGCAGACCTTCTTTCAGCAATATTCCTCCACATATAGCAGCCTTCCCGCGCATAAGAAGACCGAGGTTATAGCGAGGTTGAATAGCATTTTAGTCGGAGCCTCCACGAGCATCGCGTGGTTCTATATATACGCACCTGAAGATATCGTCTTGATAGGTAGACTCTTTATCGGATATCTTATTTACGACATGGCATATGTGACCACGTCGTCGATGGTCATACACCACGTGACTGGCATTGCTATATGTTATTCTGGTAAATATTTCTCATCGCTAAGTGTATTACGAAATGTGCTCAGTATAATGGGTGCCCTCGAGTCTTCTGCAATCGTCATTTCACTATGCTGGTTAATGAACACTGCTAAATACCCACAAAACCGCGTGAACACTGTAGTAAAAGCGGGCAGTTTTCTGTATTGGACGACGATGCGCCTCGGCGTTTTTCCCTATCTCTTATACATATCTGACTCATATGCAGTAAAGATTGCGTTCTTGCCGATTCTTTTTCTAAATATATATTGGTTCAAAGTCATTTTGGAATATATTTTTAGACCAACGAGCATTTAGACCGCTGGGCAGTTCGGAGGATAAATGTCCGATTTTGCAGGCTCAAAGATCCTAGTGGCCGCCGGCTAAGAAGGAAATATAAGATTGAATCCTTCTACGCCTTGCGTCTTCTTGTTATGCCCCCAGCATTTTGTCTAACTACCGGTATATCACCACCTACTTCTGTAGCAGCAGCAGCCGCGGCTAAATTTTTGTGCGCGTCACCAACTGCTTCACGCACGATCACCCCTGCTTCCATTAAATCGCCAGTTTTAACCATTTTATAAAATGTATCATACAAATCGATATTAGACCTATTTGTATGACCTTGTTGTAATGTTTCTCCTAGATGCATATTTGCCTTCAGTAGTGCCTTCATTTCTTCTGAATTTACCCATTGATTCTCAGATTCTTTTTTTGGGTTCTTTATATCCATATACTTTGTAAAAATATCGAATTCACCCAACATGATTGCAAACCAGACGATGGCAATTGTTATATCACGAATAATTTGTCGTAAAGTTTCATCTGGAGATATCCATCGTGAAAAGAATCCAGTCGGTAACATTTTCTGAAACCACTTCTTGTCGGGCTGATTTACACTCCCTAATAACTTGTTACCTGTCTCAGCCATATGTGTTGTTAACATGTTTTGCGCCCTGATTACACCTTCCGGCCCATTCTTCAAATATTCCTCAAACTCTTTGATATCCCTCTTAGTTCTTTCATCTGAAAATAATAATATCTTGTCCTTGAGTTTATCCATAATAATGGCTAAACTCGCTGTATTCAGATTAATACCCTTTTCAGCACTTATTTTTTTAATAACTGCATGAATTCTTACCATACGCTCGACCTCCATATGTATAAAATAGAGATTTGAAATAAGTTCTTGATTCAAACCCTTCTGTCTCATTACAAATACACAGGCTACCATTACTCCCAGTAAAGCAGGCATAAGAACAGGCACAGCCACAGAGGCCCCAACAGCAGCACCCGCTGCCATATGCGCAGTAGTGAGGCCTGCAGTAGACGCCCAATAGGCCCCTACACCTAGAGCAGCAGCCGTAGTTCCACCACTCGCAAGCGCTCTTATTGTAGTGGCTTTATTCGAACCTAGTGAATGTTCTGCACGCGTTGCCCCTATCTTTGCCCCTATCTTTGCCCCTATATTTGTTCCTGATACTGGTGAGGGTGGGGGTGAGGGCCCTGTTAGAGGTGATTCAGAACCGGATGGCCTTCTTCCAAAAAGTTTATACATACTACTTATATTCTATATTTTTTATACCGTCAAATGCAAAAATTAAGAACACCCGTTCTTAATTTTTGTATTTTCGGAAATGGTGTGAACTGCCCATTGGTCTAATGTCTACGTGTCTTCTTCCCCTTCTTAGAACCCTTCTTAGATGTCTTAGCCTTAGCCTTACGCTTGTTACGCTTCTTACGATACACGCCTCCCATTTGTGACAGCATATAGGTATGACCGCCAGACCTCGTAAAGGCATTAAATAAATTAGTATTAGACCAACGGGCATTTTAAATGCCCGTTGGCCGCCGGCCGCTGAGTCATTTGAAGGCACAAATTGCGGGGCAACGCCCCGCAAAGTGCCCGTTTCAAATGCCCAGCGGTCTAAATTCGTCTTCACTTACGGCGTCGGCCTTAACATTACCCCGATCCTTGAGGTAAGAATACAAATTTTGTGCTGGTGGCATACTTTTTAATGCTGTAATTGCGGCCATTGAATCTTTTCCATTGGCAAATATCTTATTTAATTCTGGCAAAAGAGCACCATAACCATAGCCTTCATTTATTAGCCATTTTGCCATTTTGCCATAATCCGCAGTCTGCATTATAATATAGATTAGAACATTAACGCAACTTCCGTGTAGTCATATGCGGTGAAACCCGCCTACGAGTATGCCTACTAGATCCCGGCCCCTGCACTCGAAACCCGCTGCCAATTCTCTGGCGCGCGGCCTCTATCCTGGCACCCTTTGCCCGTAAGAGGCTTGCAAAGGTCGTCTGATATCCACTACATTCAATCGAAAACGCCGGAACCAGTTTTGTCGGATGGGTCCGATACCGGTTCAACAAGTCCACGTATTGCCGCATCCAGCACAAGAGGGCGTCGGTCGCCATGATGAGCGGGTCATCACGGTAATACAGGCCCATCAAAAACGTGAGCAGAGTATCCAGAGACGCAATTCGCATGACGCGCCCCTTATTCAAGGGCAAATGGATAATCGAGTGGCACGCTTCCTCCTGCACAATGAGGCACACAAGCATGTCATCGTGGTATAGGGCGACCATGGCAGGCAAGACGTCCTGGAATCCGAGAATCTGCTCCTTCTTTGCCCGCAGCGTTTCGGCCAACTGGTCAGCATCCATGTCAGCATCTGGGCTCATGAATACAACCGGTGCCTTTCCTCGCAATATATACTGCACTCGAGCATTTGCAGATTTCCCGTGCTCACCACCCATTTTATACAAGGCGTGTATGTCAGCACCCATGAAAATCCGGCGATTTTTCAAGACGTAACGCAAAATGGCCGGTCGGCTTTGATGCGCGGCCCGATTCTCGATAAACCGGGTCGCCTTACCTGGCTTGCATCTAGGCAAGGGGTGTGCAGTATCCAAGAGACTGAGACGCTCGAAGACCTTCTCCCAGCGAGCCACCATGCCCCTCGGCCGACTCAACTCCACGAACATCAGCATTCTCAAGAATATCGGATCCGCATAATGTATACCCTCGACAGTGACAGATCTCTCGAACATGCGCTCATAGAAACGCCTATCCATACGTGTTATATCGGCAATCGCCATGAAATTCACATAAATCTTGGTGGTGCCCTCATGTATACCGATACGCTCAGATATCTCAGTATACCCTGCATCCTTCAAGGCGGCCACGAGCGTCTTAGTGTCCCCCTTGTCATCCGGCGTAAAAAAGTCGTAGTCGGGGAGACTAGTCTCAAGATTGTAGAACTGGTCCTTCTTTGGTATTTGTGCATTGATTGCCTGGCCACCGTAACAGACGCGCTTAGACGCCTTCAGAAAGTCCTCGACAATATGAATGGCACGTCGTAGATCAGGATTCTGTGCAGCGTCGATATCGATTCGCGTCTGCGCCTGATTTACCACATGTTTCAACCTTTTCAGCATTTCCTTTTGTTTCATCGCGAGTCTATATCCTGCTTATCACTAAGAAATTGAGAGACTCCCTCCCCCAGAATTCATTGAACCCGACGGTTTCGACGGGACAGTCGGTTGGTCTATAAAAAATGCGGGAATACCTGTAGTATCGGTAGTTTCATCCGCCATTTTCTTACGTGACCATCCCCCGAATGTCCAGTAAGACAGGGGGTCCGATACACACTGTAAATCAGATAACTGGGTTAGATTAGTCGCCGTGGCAGAGCATAACTTGTAATTGTCTGACATACCCATGGCAATCACATCAATGGGCACGCACTGTATTCCGAGGCCATTCATCAATCTAGAAAGATCGCTAGCACTCACTGGGATCTCAGGAGGCCCAAGAGCAATTTTGAATTTCATCTTGCTGATTTTAAGATAGTCTTCTGTTGTCTTGCCTATGCCTATATTAAGGAGATTGGTCAAATCGCCCACATGCGCGTATGCGGCCGGAGAAGCAGGTGGCGCTTCAGTGACACTCCCTAGCGAGGCGCTTGCCCCGTCTGGGTCGGCGTAAATTCTGACGTGCGTCCACCAATGTAGATTGTCCTTGGGGTTCGGCGTGCTAGGCAGGGATGCCGTATTGTAGTTTGTAAGTATGATGAACTTCTTCTGGAATTCAGTAATCGGCGTATAAAACATACTGTCTTCCATCAGACAATTATGATAATTGCCCTCCTGTGTTTGACCGAGATGGTATTCCGTCAATGAGTCGAGTGCCTTCGCAATATTCTGCATGTATTTCATTTTCTGAGTATTCCCTGGGGGTATTCTGCGCATATATATAATAATAAGAACCGGGTCATAATTCGGCTGGTCACCGGCAAACGCCTTATTCGCAATGGCATCCATACCGTCCTTTATGGCTCCCGTGTTTATAGAGCGCAAGATGCCACCACTGTCGCGGAATGCGACAACCGGATGGCACGGTTCAACATCCAAATAATCAATGTCAAAGACGAAACCACGAGCACCCAGGTGCATGGCGTGCTCAATGCCTGAACTCATATCGAATACTCCATCCCTCATACCGTTTACACCGCCTAGATACCCAGCCAGACGCACGGTCAGTGGTCGCCAATTCACGAGAGCCAGTCGTGCGTCTCCGTCCTTTATTTCATTATACGGCGCACGCCTCGGCTTTTCTGTGAGGGCTGATGTCATGGATTTACCAGTGGCCGTGTGCCCCAATTCTCCTAATTTACTTGATATAGTTGCCCTACGCACCCCAACCAATTCGGCTGCGCTATCAACTGTTGACCTGTATTTCCCTTTATTTACCTCGTGGTCAATGTAAATTGAGAGAAACGTGACGAACAGGACAAACAAAAAGGCTATGATAAATGTTCTCCAGGATTGTTCGGAGTTGTTTAGTATGGAACTTACACCAGTAACTGATCCTCCCGTGAATTTGGCCGCTACTGATGAAGCAACGGCCGTTGCCGCTTGTTGCACGGCGGGACTTTTAGCAACATAACGATATATATACCATATAATAAAGGCAAGTAATGCAAAAAATATAATGACTACCATCTCTAAACTACCTATAGGTTCTATATTCTAGATCGATGACCAATCAGCACGTCTCAAGATTCGACAACCGGGAACATTTTTCGCCTTTTCTACTTTTGTTGACGTATATATGAGGGGGTCCTCCTTGTCTGTAATGAAGAGCGCCCTGCAATCGGATCTGACTGCGTCGAGCACCTTGTATCCCTTGCCTTCTAGGGTGGCCTCTAGTTCGGAATCCCTGAATCCACTGAACACGACAGAGCCCTTGGTTTCTATGGGCTGCTTTTGCTGCTGCTGCTGCTGCTGCTGCTGCTGCGCTTGCGCCCTTGCCAATCCATATGGATAGGCTAAGAAGGACCACTCATCCTTCCTGAAGGCCTCATACGCCACCCAGATCGCCTGGAACTCCTTCAGCGCATCGGGCGACCAGCCTTTCGGGGCCACAAGACCCTTTCCAGACCACTTCGTAATATCGGTCTCCGAGGCCTGCAGCATCTCCAGCCGAGTCTTGCCAATCCCAGACGGACAGATGGGGCTGGCGACAAACAGGTCCAACTCTGTCGCCTTCTCCCAACCCTCCTTCTGCACGGTCTTGTATAAATGTGCCCCTTTGATTGGACCCAGCAATTTCTTGAGGGCGTCCTCAGATACCTTGCGCAAGAGGGGCACTGTCGTGTATCCTGCATCGACGACGGAGCGCATTTGCGAGGGACCAATGTTCTCCCAGCCGAGTCGCTGCACCATCTTCATGAACTGGGCGGCAATCGTCGTGGCGTCGGCCTTTTTCTGCCGGATATTGACGGCGGTGAGCGGAGAATCGCCGTCCCACTCCCAAGTATCCTGCGGGGGGAAGATAACGGTCGCACCCACTTCCACGGAATCTATGACCGGAATGACGTCGCCACCCTTGCGCAAGATGATAGTTGCACCGGGGCCAATCTTCCAGTCCACTATACGCCGCGCGTTGACGCCCGACACATAGTTGATTGTGCTACCGCCCAGATGGGTTGGCTCGATTTCCACGCGGGGAATGAGTTTGCCCGTAGAACTCGCATTCCATTCCACATTGACGACCTTGGCGAGTTTGGATTCGCCATTCGGAGGCTTCCAGGCCACGGCGTCTTTCGGATTGCCCTTGGTCACACGAGGCAGAGGGCGATTTGTGCGAATGACGAGGCCGTCCATATCGTATTCGGACTTTGCGCGCCGCTCGGCAAGAAGTGTGGTCAGGGCTACCGGATCCAGACCATCGGCGAAGATTGACCACGGTGTCCAGAGCCCCCATAGATTGATCCAGGCGAATTGCTGCTTCATCGTAAGACTTGTATCCTGACCGATGACTTCATAGGCGACGAAGTGGACTTTCGCTGCCTCTATCGGGTCGGGGGCGGCATGATGGAAGATACCATTGACAATAGAGCGGCCAAGACGGCCTTGTGGCACAGACGACTTCGGCATAATGAGTTCTCCGCGAAACCAGACGTCATCGGCGATATCTGAGTCGAGAACTGCGGGACCCTTCTTGATATAGGGGATCCAGGCACTCACGTCGAGGCCAGTATTGTCGTCGCCAGATAAATAGAGCCTCTTGAGATAGGGATTAAAGAGGCCCGAGATCCCGTCGAGTTTTTCTGAGACGATGAAGGTGGTGTCCTTGACCTTTTTACACCACTTTGCCAACTCTTCGGGCGTCTTTGCCTTATCTAGAGAGCCTAGATAGTAGGGCATCTTTACTATGGCGCCCTGCTTGTTTGTAATGGCACCCCTGGTTGTTTTTAGAAGGCTGTGTTTTGGATTGGTTTTTGCGAGAA